AATACCGCGAAACGGCAGTGAAGACTTGCAACGCTGTTGGCAAATCGTATGTTGCCGCACGAACTGGCCTTGCTTTCTTATTACTGATTACAGGAAGTCTTGTTGTAACAACTGCACCAACTTGGCGACAGGTAAAGGATATATTCTGGCGAGAACTTGGCGCCGCATATAAACTAAGTAGATTCCCACTTGGCGGAAGATTAACACAAACAGGTTTAGAGTTTGATAAGGATTGGTATGCGATTGGACTTTCGACAAATGACCCAGAAAAGTTTTTTGGTTATCACGCCGACTATGTATTGGTTATCGTCGATGAGGCCGCTGGAGTTGAAGAGGATATATTTCGTGGTGTTCGCGCTATTACCCCTAACGAAAACGCGCATATATTGTATATCGGTAACCCGACATCAGGTGACGGTACATTCAAAAACGCATTTACCAACCCACGAGTTAAGCAACATACTATCTCTGCTTTCGACTCGCCGAACCTTTTAGCCAACGATATAAAAGACCTCGATCATTTAATCCAGCTTATGACTCCGCCAGAAGGAGTTGCGGCAATAGATCACAACCCGAAATTCAAACTGCCTTATCCTGCCTTGATATCGCCAACAGTAGTTTATGAGCGCTATATCGAATGGGGTACAGATTCGCCAATGTGGCAATCGCTGATCATGGGTGAGTTTCCGACTCAAGCAGAAAACACTTTGATTCCACTCAACCTTATTCAACAAGCGGCCGATAAGGACTTCGTCAAAGAGCAAAACTGGATGTTGCAAGACGGACCACTTTGCTATGGCGCGGATATTGCTCGCTTTGGATCCGACCGTACCGTACTTACTCCAGTACGAGGCGATTATGTAGATCCTCTTATTACTTACACAAAGCAAGATACCGATGTTACTGCAACGAGGCTTATCAACTCAATAGACCCAACTATGGTAAATACTCGTTTGCGAATTGACGATACAGGTTTAGGTGGCGGAGTTACCGACGCTTTGAATGCAAAACGTAATCAGTTCAATCGTACTCATCCTGACGATCCACCGTGGCGATATCAGGTTATGGCGATCAATGCCGGCGCAGGATCTAGCTCGCCTGAAAAGTTTTATAATCTTCGTGCAGAGATGTTTTGGAACCTTCGCGAACGGTTTATGAATCACCGCATTACTATTCCGAACGATCTCGAGCTTATAAATGAGTTATCTTCTATTAGATATGAGTACACGACAAAACAGCAAATCAAGATCGAGGCAAAAGACGAAATCAAAAAGCGAACAGGACGATCGCCAGATAAAGCCGACTCACTTGCCATAGCATTCGCAAAGTCATCGTTCGGTACTTTCGATAAAACTGATAATATAAAGCCAGAGGACAAACCGTTCTTTACTACCGAGAACGATAGATCGACGACAATATTCAAAGGCCTTATGTCTCCCGGCGGCAACAAGAAAGTGTTTTAATACAAACAAGCCATTATGCAACCAAACCAAAACGCACCATTACCACCAACTCCTGCAGATATAAATGCTGCCGGTAATAACTTCGCTCAAATAAACCCGCTTAACCTAACAGCGCCTTTTACTACAACTCCTGATCTTGAAGTTGTAAACTCGCCCACAAATGCAGATGTGCAAACTGGCGAAATAGGTAAGTCCGGTACTTATATCTTCTCGGGTATTATTACTCAAGAAGAGTACAACGCCGATCTAACTCGTTTCCAAGCCTTGTGGAGCTACGACGTTATGCGACGAAGCGACTCAACAGTAAAGGCCGCTTTGCTTGCAATGATGTTACCGATACAAGGTACTGATTGGTCTATTCAATCTGCTAGCGATGACGATCACGATGTTATGGTTGCCAACTTTATCCGCCGAGAACTATTCCAACGGCGAGTAGTCTTTGGCGACTTCATTCGTGAGGCTTTACTAATGCTGCCTTTCGGCTTCAGCGTATTTGAAAAGGTATTAGAGTGGACTAGCTTTACACACTCGCCAGCACCGATACCTGTCGAGCCTGATCCAACCAAAGAACCAGTACTCGGACCAGACGGCAAAGAGATACCACCAGAACCTATACAACCGGCCGACATAAGCATGAAGCTAATCGGTTTAGCTAAATTAGGCTCAAGAAAACAACGTTCGATATTCAAATGGGAACAGAACGACGGAACCCCCGGTATTCACCAAATCTTGCCGGGCGCAAACTACGATATCCCTTGGGATAAGCTAGTTATCTTTACTCACGAAAGAGAAGGCGATAACTTCGAGGGCATTTCGGTACTTCGTGCTGCCTATAAGCATTGGTACATGAAAGACAAGATGTATTTGATCGATGCTATAAAGATCGAGAAACAATCGCTTGGTATTCTTGAGATCGAACCGCCAGAAGGTGCTGATGAGGAAATGGTCGACGATGCAATCGAAGCCGCACAACAACTTCGAGCAAACGAGATGGGTTATTTCAAACATCCTCCCGGTTGGCTTATGCAGTATATGGATATGAAGGCAAATACAACTGTCGATACTTGGCCTTCTATTACTCATCACGACGGTAAAATATACGGCGCTGTATTAGCGCAGTTCTTGCAATTGACAGAGAACGCAAAAAGCGGTGGTAGTAAAGCGCTATCAACTGATCACTCTGATTTGTTTGAGAAGTCATTAGAAGCAGTCGCTAAGAATATCGCGGCAACTATCCAGCATTACATTATTCAACCTTTGTGCGACATGAACTTCGCCGGCTTAAACGGCAACTATCCTACGATCGAACATGGCAAGATTGCCGACGACAAGTTTGCAGACATAGCGACCGGCTTCGCAGCGCTTGTTACTGCCGGCGGTATGACTATGGATCCAAACCTTGAGCAGTGGATTCGCTCGGTTGCACATGCTCCTGATTTGCCACAAGAATATAAAGAGGATTACGCTAATCGTCCTATGGTCAAACCTAGCGCTGCTCCAACAACAGCGCCTCCTGCAACAAGTGATAGCGACGATCAAACTAGTGACGAGGACGACGATCCGCTCGATAGCGATTCGCCGAATCCGCCACCAACTGACGACCCCGAATCAACTGACGATAACTCTGCAAACAATAAAACAGAGGTTACAGCAACCGAAGCCATGAACAATGCGAAGCGAGCAAAGGATAACTTGTTAAGAGTATTGGATTTACATTATGCCGACAACCGTACAACTCGAAAGTGAGGTCGAGCGATTATCGGTAGCCATTAAAGCGGCCGAAGATTGGGCGCCAAGCTATGCGAAGGATCCTGAAACTCATGGAGCCTTGATTAAGAACATGGCCAAAATGGAATCGGCACTTCGCGGATATCAACGAGGATTAAAGTCGCGAGTTAACACCTACATAAACTGGTCGGCTTATTCAATGCAGATATTAAAACAACAGCAAGCCAAAAAAGCTCATACGATCTTGGCGGCTGCAAATGTCGACGTTACAATATTTGATCCTGACGGTGATATAGACGACGAAGACGATTTGTTTAGCCAAACAATTCACGATACAGTTTTGGCCGGCATCGCGATCGGGGCAAAAGCCGGCGAGAATATATACGGCACAAGTTTAGGTTTGTCTGCGAGCTCGCAAGCGATACAAGAAGCTGCACAAAGTAGAGTTGCGGCATTGGTAGGCAAGAAGGTTACGAAAGACGGAACTGTCGTCGATAACTCAAAAGCCGGTATGAGTGTTACCGATACAACCCGCGCTCAAATACAACAATCGATTGCAACTAGTCTTGGCTTAAACGAGAATGTAGATCAGGCGACTGATCGTTTGCAGGGCATTGTGGGTGACTACAACAGAGCGCAAACGATAGCCGCCACTGAAGGCGTTAACGCCTATACTAGCGGCCTTATGGTTTATGGCGATCAATCGGGTGCTGATCAAAAGTCGTGGTACACAGCCGGCGCTAAAGACGACACTTGCCTCGGCAACGAGGATAATAGTCCGATCGACATTGGCGATAGCTTCCAAGATGTGTCCGGCAATGATATCGACGGACCACCCGGGCATCCAAACTGTAACTGCGGACTGCAACTGCACTATAGTAACGACTCAACTTTCAATGGTGATGATGACGATACGGACGATGACGACGATAGCGACTCAGGAGTATAGTACTTGTGTAAACCCTTAGTCTAATGTTTAATTAACCAATAGGAATCTAAAAGAAAAAATGCCACACGCAACTCTGAACAAGCCAACGAATAAGAAGCTCGAACGATTACGCGGCGTCGATAGTATGAAGCCGCTGTTAACTATTAAGGCCGACGATTCCGGTAATGCTCCAGTTCAAATAGAGCTGCTTTCAACCGGTATGTGGGATGCACCGTTTCACGGTGTATTTATGATTACCCCGCAAGATTTACAACAGTACTGCGATAACTTTAATGCCGATGTTCGCGCGAGTAGTAGCACTCAAGGTTTACCAATCGACTATGAGCACGATGCCGACGGTGGTGCTGCCGGTTGGATCATGGGACTATCAGTCGGCCCAGCAAGCGACCCGACTTTAGCAGCAAGCGGTATTACTAGTTTGTGGGCAAGTGTCGAATGGACTCCAAACGGAGCACAAGCAATTATCGACGGCGAGTATAAGTTTATATCCCCTGAATTTTGTCCTGAAGGTTACATGGATCCGGAGGGCGTACTTGACGATTTAGACAATGTTCTAATCGGTGCTGGCTTAACAAACCGACCTTTATTAAAAGGTTTGCAACCAGTGACTGCTCACGATGGCACACAGAAAACATTTGACAATAGCAAAAGCATGAATGACAATACTGGTAAGCTTTTCATAAAAATCAAAAAAGCTAACGCAGGAGATAATCCCCAAATGGAACTAGCTGAAATCACAAAAAAAGAAACTGCAACTCTATCCGAAGACGAGAAGAAGTTCTTAGCTGACCACAAGTCAGAACTGTCTGCAGACGAAGTTGCAAAATTCGGTCTTGACGAAGCACCCGCAAATCCTGATAATGCTAATGAGAATAATGAAAACACAAATACAGAAACAAACGAACCAGTGAATCAACCCGCAGCAACAACTACACCAGAACCAGCAGCTCCAGTCGCAGCAAGCGAAGGTAGCGTAACTATTTCTGCTAGCGAACTCGCATCACTAAAAGCCAGCGCCGAAAAGGGTGCTGTTGCTCATGCTCAACTCGAGCGAAAGACTGCAAGCGAACATATCGATGCACAACTATTTAACGATAGCGGTGTAAAACTAAAGCCTGAACTTCGCGACGAAGCAGTCAGCCATTATCTATCATTGAACGATAAGCAACGAGAAGCCTTTGACAAATTAATGGAAGGGGTACAACCTATCGTGGATCGCCTACAGTTTAATGACACAGGCACTGGTGCCGACCCTGCACAAACCGGAAACTCTGCAACTGCACAAATCCGAGTTAAGGCCAACGAAATGGTCAAAGAGCAAGGCATCACATACGCCGAAGCAGTCGTTAAGGTTGCTACTGAAAACCCTGACCTTGCAAAGGCTTATGAAAGCGAGTTGGTTCCAACTGACACTCGCCAGAGAGAGGTAAGGCGCTAATATGCACTTTGAAGCACAAGGACAGAAGTCCTATAACGCAGGAACATTCGACTTTTCAAACGGTGGATCCGGTACTGGCTACCAGTTCTATATCGTTTATCTAGCAGCCGGTTCCGTATTAACACTTACTAGCTCCCCAACAACTCAGGTTCCTATTGGTACTTTGCTCGACGCTCCTAGCGCCGGCCAAGCCGGTATGGTTCGCCTGACTTCCGCACAAGGAACCAGCAACGTTATCGCTGGCTCAACTTCCATCGCTATTGGTACTCCGTTAATTTCCAGCGCCTCCGGCCAAGCCACTCCGTGGACAGCCACCGGTCAGTATGTCATTGGATATTCACTGGAAGTCGCTACCGCCGTTGGTCAAATAATCGAATACTTGCCCGCAGGCAGTTTCATACACTATTAAGAGAGGAATATAAAAAATGCCAGCTCCAAATGCAACCTATGTACAACCTCTTTTAACAGACGTTTCGATCCGCTACACCAACGATAGCTTTATTGCTCCAGTAGTCTTTCCTGATTTGCCTGTTACAAAAGACATCGATAAGGTTTTCAAGTTTGATAAAACCAACCTTCGTAAGCCAGCCTCAACGGCTCGTGACGGCTTTGCTCGTGCGAACCGAATCGACTATGGCCTAACACAGATCAGCACTCCACCTTTGGTAGAGGCTTCACTTGAAATCGGTATTACTAATGCGGTCATGGATAACTATGACGCACCTCTAGTACCTATGGTTGCCGCTACTAACACCGTTACTGAACAGATCCTTATTGAAAAAGAATACTTGCTAGCTAACTTCGTATTTAGCTCCAGCAACATTACTCAGGGAACCACGCTTTCTGGTGGTACTCAGTGGAGCACTTACGCTTCTTCAAACCCATTCGGCGATTTACAGTTAGCTCGAACCACTATTAAGCAAAACAGTGGTAAGAACCCTAATACTCTAGTCCTCGGACGACAGGTATGGGATCAGCTTGTAAACCACCCGAACGTTACTGACCGTATCAAATATACTGCTCGCGCTGATCAGGCTACGATCGCAAATGCACTTGGTGACTTGTTTGGCTTCCAAAACGTCATCATGGGCGAGGCAATCTACAACTCTGCTTCACCGGGTAACACAGATGTACTAGGATTCATTTGGGGTAAGTATGCATTAGCTTGCTACATCGCACCTCTTCCTGCTCTTGAAACCGTATCTCTTGGTTACCACCTATACCGACCTTCTGAGCGATATGTAGATAGCTGGTACGAGCAACCTATCAAGACTACTATTGTCCGATGTAACGACTACTACACAAGATTCCTGATGGCAGTCGAAGCCGGTTACTTAATAACTGCTGCGGTAGCATAAGGAGATTGATATGGCATATAAAGTAAAAGGACCACACACATTTACTCTCGGATACACTGGACAAAACAGTGTGCCAGATCTAATTCAGCCCGGCCAAGATTTACCAGCCGACCTTAACTTGAAAGACTTGCTTAACCTAGCACGAGAGAACAACCTTACTGATAGCGATAACGGTCAGTACGATGCAGTTGTTGACGAAAAGACTGGCAACGAAAAGCTAGTTAAACTCGGCCAAGATAAAGACGGCAATCCTACATATACAGAAGTTACTGGCGCTGGAGTAGTTACAGGGCAACCGAGCGAACCCGAGATTAAGAACGATCCTCAACTAAACGAAGGTAATCAACCTCCAACCAACAACGACCAACAAGTTGATGTGGTTGGCGCTTAATAGGGAGGAGTAACTCCCTATGGGTTTAACCAAAGACGAACTCGGCCGAATCATAAATACTCATCTGCAACCCGTTGTGCAGGTGATTGCTAGTCGCAAAGTTTTAGAGGACGGCCTAGTTAAAGCCGAGCAAGGTTTAGCCGATGCACAGAAACTAGTCAACGAGATTAAAACAGACATCGACGAGTACGATAAGTTAACTGCCAAGCCTTCATCTGAACCCGAGAATAAACCGGCCGACGATTCACAAGTTGAGGTTACTTCCTAATGGCATGGTACAACGCCGATCAAGCACTCGGTGGTTCTTTTGATGCCGCCAACGGTGCTATTAAAGTCGAGTCTACTGGTGGTGGCAACTCAAACGTGCAACGAGTATCGGCTGGCTTTATGGCTAATGGCCAAACCGCCAAACAGTACACAGGTAAACAAGCTACTTCAACCTCAACGACAACTTCGGTTGCCCTTGAAACGGTTACGACCGGCAAAACCTTTTATATAACCGACATTGCTGTATTCACAGATTCAGCTACCGCGATCGACGGTTCTATTAACGCCGCCGGCACTCCGATATATAGGTTCGGCACATCGACAACCGCCCCTGTTGAATCGCCCGGCATGGAAACACAGCCCTTTGCTAGTACCGCACAAGCGGTAACTTTGAACTTGCCCCAAACCGGAGCAATACAACAGGTCTGGTATAACATTTATGGATTCGAGCAATAGGAGTAAATGAAATGCCTTTAACTATATCTTCTGCAGCCGGCGATAATACTTGGCTAGCTAGTATTGGTTTACCAGATAGTGGCACAACCGTTTCCCTTGCTGGCTCATGTAACCCTAGTGGATTAGATGGCCAAACAGATGTGGCTATGAGTCCGACATCGCTTACTGCACCAACTCCTCCGGGATCGGGCAGTATCTTTTGGATCATAGAGGCCAACTTAACTACTGGCGCAGTCGATATCCAACAATCAACGACATCAATGCCAACGGGTAGTGGCGCTGGGTATCAAACTATCTTTCAGCAAACTTTAACTCCAACAACTACGGATCCGAGCGAAAACGGCACCGATGTAACACCCGATAGTTAAATAGGTGTAATATCGCTATCGCTGTAAAATAGTGGTATAAGGTAAAACAAATATGATTACACCTATCAGAATCGACAACTTCCCAGTAGAGCAAATAAAAGCTCGTACTCTTATTGATAATACTGGCGGTTCTGCAGTAGGTGCTACCAACTTACTGGTACAAAATAGCACCTCGTTTGCTAGCGGCGACCACGTTTTAGTGGGCAAACTAGGCGCTCAGAACTGCGAAGAGGTTGTTCTAGCGGCCAATCCGGGTAGCATAAGCTCTATAACAGTACCGGCACTGCAGTTCGCTCATAGCGAATTTGAAGATGTCGTGGCGATAAAGTATGACAAGATTAAGATTTATACCGCACCAAACACGAACGGTTATATACCAGCTCCGGGAAGCTTTACACTTTATCAGACATTAGTAATAACCCCTGATCAGTTATATACCGATTACGTCGATCCAAGCGGTAGCGCTGCGACTTGGTATTGCTGGACTTATTTAAACAGTACAACGAATGCCGAGACCAACTTTAATCAGAACGAACGAGTTGTACTTGGCGCCGATGCCAACGAATACTGCACGATAGATGATGTTCGAGGCCAAGCCGGCCTCGAGAATAACGTGTGGATAACTGACGGCATGATTGCAATCGAAAGAGCAAAGGCTCAAGCCGAAATAGACGCAAGGCTCTATACGATGTATACGGTTCCGTTTGCAACGCCTGTGCCTTACTTTGTGCAGGATATTGCCACAAGGTTAACTGCCGGCCGCATCCTTGTTAAAGACTACGGTACGAGCTCAACCGGTAGCTCTAAAGATGGAGATGCCATTCTAAAAGATGCCCGCAACGATCTAGTCGATATCGACGACCGCGAACTAGTACTGCTCGATGCCGATCATCAGCCTATGGTAAACGAAAGCGCTGCCGGTGTTTCGAGCTGGCCAAACAACTCAACTCAGGTATATACAGATTCACCCGGCACAGGAAATGGTGGCCAGTACGATAATCAGGTGGCTATTCAACCCGGTTATGACTATGGCCATATCGTACAAATGAACACGAGGTTCTAATGGCAAGTTCCGACGATGCACTAACTATTAATATCAAAGTATCAGGCGCCAGCGCTCTCGATAAGTTGAACCGTATTATATCCTCTACCTCTGACATGAAAACGGTCATGGATGATGTTGGTAAGCTAACTGCACAGTATGCGGCCGGACCAGTACTGGCATCGAAGGGTGAGGCTATCGGAAAGACATGGGCTCCGTGGAGCGACGCCTATCAAACATGGCGCGGCAAAAAAGGCTTTGGTAATCAATACTTGATCTTAACAGGGAAGATGAGCAAAAGCTTTGCTTGGAATGCTACCGACCGCGAAGTTGAAGTCGGCAACAATACTGACTACTGGCCATATCTGCAGTTTGGTACTCGCAAGATGCCGGCTCGTCCAACGGTAGGCTTTAGCGATCCCCTGAAGCGCGGTATAGCTAATAAGATCCAATCATATTTGCAATCGAGGATTAACGGCCTATGAACCCACAAGCACAATGGAACGAAGAGAACTTTTACCCGGATGCAGTTATTCGCATCCGCGACTTATTAAAAGCAGCCTTCCAAGCCGACGGAACTTTCAAAGGCTTCTATGATGGCGATCCGGATCCGGTAGGCAAATCAGTCCTGCCATGTATATCGGTAACTGAAACCGACATGGCTTTCGATGTTGGAGCTACTCAAACCGACCGCAATACCCACACCTTGCTTATTAAGATTATGTTTAATAAGAAGGACGACTTCGGCGCCGCTCTTTCTGATCCACAAGTTGATTTGACCTCTAGGAAAATGCGCTGGATAGTACTCGGCCGCGATCCAACGACAAACAACTATCTGCCTAATTCAGTCATGGGAGTATTGCGGCCAAACTTTACGATGGGCAACTATGCAATCGGCAACTCTGGCAAGGTAACTTGGGGAGTAAACGAGCGCGAAGAAGTCGATGGCGTTGCAACCGCTGAAGCGCATATCATGATAACCGTCGAAGAATTAATGGTCATTCCGACCCGAACTTGATAAAATAATAGAGAACAAGGATAATACGTTTATGCCACAAACATACAAATATAAAAACGAAGGCTCAGATATAGACCTAGTCGGAATCGGCACAGTTAAAGAAGGCGCCGAATTCACAGCCCTCAACCCTGTTGTTCATCCTCAAATCAAATTAGTAAATCTAGATGCTGGCGATACGCCCGGCAGTATAGTTGGAACGGAAGCGCCCCAACCTAATGCTGTTATAAATGCCCAGCCCGTTAATGACGGCTCGGTAGTTAATCCTGTCGGCCAAGAAGGAGCTAAGTAATGGCAGAGCGATCAGCAGCCCTCGGTTATCTAGCAGTTGGAAAAGAAACAACTCCCGGCACAGCCGTAACCCCGGGTGTATTTATCCCTTATTATAAGAACTCAATGTTTACCGATATCTCGCTAACAGAGATCAAGCCAGTATTCGGTAATGCCTTTACTCGATTAGAATCAGTTATGGGTCAGCGAAACCACAAGGGTACGCTGGAAATGTTATTTGAGCCAAACACGGCCGAGTACTTTGCGGCCATGCTTTTGACTCCGGGCTCTGTAACCGGTTCAAACCCCTATACTCACCCCTATACCGTTGCCGGTAACTCCTCTAGCTTTACAATGGATATCTCTCTAGTAAGCCAGTCCGTCCGCTTCTTTGGCGTTCAGGCTAGCAAGCTGGGGATAACTTTCAACAAAGACGAAGCTCGTATTACCCCAACCATATCCGCGCTAGGTTCATGGTTCGGCCGCGAGGTTGCCTCTGTAACCGGTTCCGGACCATATACGATTAACTTCGCTACTACTTACGATCCAAACCCCACCAACGGCCTTGTCGTCGGCGATACGCTGCAGGGTGGTACAACTGCCGCTCCACAGACTATTCCTAGCTTTACTGTTGCAACTATTCCAAACGGCCAGTCGATTACTACCACGACAAACGTCAGCACACTTGTAGCCGGCAACTGGGTATCTCTAGCACCGTTAACTCCTTCGCTAACCTTATTGCCGCCTTTCGTATGGCCAAACACTCAGTTCTGCTTCGGCGCCACTGCTGCCGCAGCACTATCGGCCACTCAAACTAGGCTCGAACCGGGTCCGACAATTGAAATCATCTATAACTTTGAGAAGGATACCGGTAGCCCGAGATCAGGTGGCTTCGATCCAGCTTCTCTAATTCGTACTACTGCCGATTACACCTTTAAGATTAAGAAGTACTTTGATACCGCACAGGAACTTGACCAGTGGCAAGATACCAGCAAGTCTGCCTGCGTACTTCGCATGTACCAATATGTCGGCGCCAACACTTACGAGTTCCGCTTTACCATGAACGACCTCCGAATTAAGACCTTGCAACAGCAAACAGAAAGCGAACAAGTCATATACGAGGAAATCGAGTTCTTGGGCAACTATAGCTCTGGCGATGGACAAGGTATGGATCTCAAAGTCATTAACGCACTAGCTACTTAATAAGGGGATCAAATGCCATCACTTTCAAACGAACCAGTAATCGAAAAGATTAACCTTAACGGCTACAGCGCCGACGATCCAGCATGGGTCGAGATTGATACCCAGCCTATGGTGGGCGACGAAGTCGACACTGTTGATAGTGCTACCGACGGCCTAGCCGCCATTCGTGCCATCCTAGCAAACCGCATTAAAAGCTGGAACCTAACAGTTAAAGATGCTGCGACCGGCGACGAAGTCATCGCTCCGGTGTCGATTGAAATGGTTAAGAAACTTCGACAAGCAGCTTTCCTGCAACTGTCCGAGCTGATGGAAGGGACGGTCGAGGGATTAAGTTCTCAGGAAAAAAAAAGCTCATCGGACACCTCTCCGGCGTCCGCGACAACGTAAAAAATAAAACCCCGGATCATACCGCGCCGCCAGCACCTCTGTCATATATCTATTTTGTATGGCGACGAGAAATGAGTGTCGATTGGCGAACTGCTATGCAAACCCCTTTCAGTGTCGTCATGAAAGATATTGAAATGATGGGGCTCGAGAATAAATGGGGTCCGAAGAGTATTACCGCCGATGATTTAAATAGTAGTGGCGGCATACAACCGGGTATAATAAGGCATAGTACAAGTCAACTATAAAGAATAAACAAAAATGCCAAGCTTAACATCCGACGAATACCAGATTAAAATCACGACCTCCGCGAACACGGCCGGTGCGGCCGAGGCCAAAGATGCCCTGCAAGGTGTTCAAACTAAAACCGAGGACGTCGACGACGCTACCAAAAAAGCCGGCAGTGCCTTTGGCGGTATGGTTGGTCAGTTCGCTCTTGGTAATATCGTGGCCAACGCCGCAACTAATGCTTTCTCTGACTTAAAAGGCCAGCTAACAGAGAGCGTACAACTAGCAGAGCAGCAGCAGAACGTTACCGCTCAGTTAAACAACGCCCTGAAGGGTACGAAAGATGCCTCTGGCATGAGCTTGCAGGGTCTGCAGGATCTAGCAGAGCAAACTCAAAAGACCACAACCTTTAGTAAGCTCGATACCGAGCAAGCCGAACAGGTTATGCTTACCTATACCAACATCGGTAAAAACGTATTCCCGAGTACCATGACGGCTGCCGAGAACTTATCCACTCGTTTCGGTGTAGCTTTGCCTAATGCCGCTAAACTACTTGGCCGAGCCCTCGAGGATCCAGCAAAGGGTACGACTACCTTATCCCGCTATATCGGTGTATTGAACCCAGCCCTTGTTACCCAGATTAAAACTATGGAGGCTGCCGGCAACACCGCCGGCGCTCAAGGCTTACTGTTAGACCAGCTTAATCAAAAGATGGGTGGCTCGGCTGTTGCTGCCGCCAGCACCTTCTCTGGTCAAATGGCACAGCTTAAAAACAGGGTTGAGGATCTTAAGATATCAATTGGCCAACATCTGATTGGGGCGCTTATGGATTCCTTTACTTGGTTTGAAAAGCACCGTCAACTAATAAAAGAGATCGTCGAAGTTGTCGGACCACTCGCTGGAGGCATATTACTAGTAGTCGCCGCCCTGAAGGTCTGGGAGCTAGCCACAAAGGCGTTTACGGCCGTTCAGGAAGCTTTCGACGCTGTAATGGATATGAACCCGGTATTGCTGGCTATTATGGCCGTGGCGGCTATAGCAATCCTCGTTGTGACCCACTGGAACACCGTCAAGCAATGGTTTAGCGATTTTATAAGCTGGATAACCGATCACTGGAAACTACTGGTCGATATCTTGTTCGGACCATTTGGCGTTGCGGTAACAGAGATCATAAGCCACTGGGGCGATATAATGAGCTTCTTCTCGGGCGTAATAGATTGGATCAAGAGCCACTGGGCTTTGCTTGTTGATATTCTATTCGGACCATTCGGTATAGCCGTTACGATGATCATCCAACACTGGGGAGCTATTAAAACGTTCTTTGCCGGCTTGCCACACGACATACTCGGCTGGATCGGCGACGTTGGTAATCTGTTATACGACGTTGGTAAAAATATAATCGACGGCCTTATAAAAGGTGTCGAGTCGATGGGTAGTGCCGTAACTCAAAAGATAACCGATATCACAAACGGCATTAAAGACGTGGCCAAGAAGATCCTCGGAGTGTTCTCGCCGTCACGAGTGTTCATGGATATCGGTGTAAACGTTGGGCAGGGTTTGATTAACGGTATTACCAGCATGCAGTCGCCGGCCGCTCAAGCCAGCGCTAGCCTTGCTCAAACTAGTATTAGCAGCTCTCAAAGCGCCCTAAGTAATATCAACTCCAATAACTCCTCGAGCTCAACTAGTATTAATAACCTAAACCTAATAGGCGGACAGGGTACTCAACAACTCCTGCAGATCTTAAACCAAAACTCTTTAATGACCGGTAAAGGCTTAACACCTATCGGGAGTAGTATCTAATGGCTACTAACGCTTCATACGCTGGCAACGCACTGCAAACTACGACAATACTTACGCAGGATATATCGCACGAAACAGCACCGGACTTTGCCGCACAAATCTATGCTCTAGCTCATCAAAACGCCAGCGCAATTCCTTTTGTCAGTTATCCACAGCGGCCACTATCTATTAAGGGTCAGATTGTAGACTCGACCATTCCGAACGTCGATGCCGACGTCGATGCTTTTAAAGCTATCTTTAATACAAACGGCCAGCCGTTCCTAGTCGACTATAACGGAGGTAGCTTAAACCGGAAGTATATCGCTCAACCGAATAAGATATCTATCGATCGCCCGATCGGTCTTTTACATGCCGACTTCGAGGTAGACTTCCTTTGTACAATTCCATTCGGCATGGATACGACCACCACCTCACTTATAAATACGACCGGTATAACTGTTAACAGCCAAACTTGGACTCCAACCTTTGCCGGGACCGCGCCATATCAATGGCCAGTAATAACTATTACTTATACCGCTATCGGCGGATCGCCAGCCGCCTCGACAGTGACCTTTGCCAATAATGCCAATGGCCAAGGGATAAGCGTTACCCGCACATGGACGACCGGCGATGTATTGGTTATAGATGTCACCCAGTTGGCGTTCAATGGAAGCCCAGTAACCGTAAATGGATTACCGGTATCGTTTGTCGGTGCGTTTCCTGAAATGGCTCCCGGCGCGGCATCTCTGTCGTATGCCGACGGTTTTAGCTCACGGACTTTTAATATAACAATGGTTTATACCAAGATGTACATGTAGGGCTGATTATATGGGACCCACAGGACCACTTTATGGCAGCGCCACTTCACAGTCCGGTAGCAACGTTAGCTGGACTAGTCTTAGCAATGCCCTAGTAGAAGACGGCGCAGTGGCCACGTCGGCTCCAGTCGGACCCGGCGGTGGCGGCGGTTATCCTAATCAGCTTATAGTTACCGGTTTCGGCTTTAACCTTCCATCGTATGCCGTCGTCACCGGTATAAAATTGGAAGCCAAAGTCTCAACCTCGGGCGGTGCTCAAGCTATAGATAACTTCGGCGTGAATCAGGGCATGAAGCTCAACTACAACGGGGGCTCTACCAATACATCTAGCCTGCCTAATGCTAACCAGTTTTGGCCTAGCACTGGCCTAGCATGGCTTACTTGGGGGGGCGCCGGCCAACTGTGGGGTAAAAGCTGGCTCTACTCTGATATTAATAACGCCAACTTT